CTTCGTTCTTCACGGGGGCAGCAGCGAAACCAGACAGTTTGACTTCTTCTTCAAAGGAACGCTCCGAGTTTTCAGTCTCGTAGATTTCCTTATGCTCCTCAGCGTACCGCTTGTACTCCAGACCGAACAGAGCGTTCAGACCCGGAAGCAGTTCCTTGAGAAGTTGTGCGCGACTAATAGCCATAGTTCACAACCTCCTTACGATGCAGCCGTACCGGCAGAGCCAGTATTGCCAGTGCGGTGGAAGTGCGTGTTGATACGCACCAGGACATCGGTGTACGCATCGCCAATTGTGCTGGTCGTGCTGTTGACAAAGTCAACAATGCGAACCGGCAGGGTGGCGGTGGTTGCAACGCTGGAAGCCTGGAGGGCAACACCGGAGTTGATGTTGGCACCAGAGTTACCAGCCACCGTCTGGATCAAAGCGGCATTGCAGCCCAGAGTGGTCTGAGCCAGCGAACCGTCAGCCTGAACTTGAAACAGCACGTCCGGGTCATCAATGACATAAGCCTGGATGTCCGAAGCAGCGTTGCCCGAGATGTAGTTCTGACGGAACACTTTACCGTAAGTCGGGTCAGTGTAGGAGCAGCCCACAAAGACGCCAACAAAGCCAAAGCCGCCACCCGTGGAGGTGACAGTCGTGGCGGTGGTGGTGCCGTTGAAGCGGGCCAGATAGCCACGGGTAGAACCCGTGTTGGTGACAATCACCGGATCACCGTACTGGATGGTCACAGCATAACTGGCAGGAATCGCATACAAGCGAGTCGAACCAGCGTAAGTCTGACCACCCAGCAGGTTAATGGGGCGAAGCCCATAAGGAGCAAGCGTAGTCGCCATTTCCCATTACCTTTCTGTGTTCGTGTGTTGAATCAGACCCACGAGATTATTCCCGAGGGCCACGGCCAAATGTAGTTCTCGACGACCGCTCTGGACGCAGAACGGGCATGCGAGGATCGCTTTCGCGCATGAGGTTGTTGTCCACGCTCTCCATCTGCTGCTGAGCCATGTTTGCGTAGTATGCAGCGCGCTGGCGCACCACATCCTCCGGGATTTTGCAGAGAAGAAGACCGCCGACCTCAATGTTGCCCTTGAAGCGACTATTGGAGTCAGCCATCAGCATCAGTTCAGGATGATCCTCTGCGCGGCAAGGCACATAGCCTTCGCGGAACTGCCTGCTGACGTTGGTGTTATCCGCTTGATTGGATGTCGCGGTGCGAATCCAGCGGAAGACGTACCCCGGTTCCGGCTTCGGATCAGGGAGGATTGAAGGAGGTGCCCAAGAGGTGGGGCGAATTTCGTATTCGCGCGTCTCAAGGTCACGGGGGGTGCGGTCATCCATGACCGTAATCCTTCAAATATTGAGCAACATACTGCTCAGGAGTTAAGCCGAAGCGGCGCGCCAGGGCAACCTGGGATGGGGTTAGCTGCACTTTGCGAGTGTTCTGTGCCGTCCGCGTGACGGGGGCAACCACCGTGGAAGGCTGACGCCGGGGCGAGGCCTCCGCTGTCCGACCAGTCGCAACTGGTTCCGGGTCGGATGTGTTAAAGTATTCCGAGAACCGACGCTGGACGCGCTTATTCAGTTCATCAAAATACCTGTCACTTGTCGGGTCAATCTTATTGTCACGAATCAGCACGTCGCTGACTGCGTAAGCATAACCCGTCATTTCCTTCTCAAGCTCTGAGCCGCCCTCAAACCAGGGGTTTTTGTTTGCCCAGTCCACAACCTTCGCGTCAGGCTGCGGCTTTGGTTGAGGAATGTTATACTCAGGCTCAGGAGCAGAGAACGGCTGATAGTTGGCATACCGATCATGCTCATTGACAAGGCGCTGAAGGCGCTCCTGCTCCTCAATAAACTTGTCAGTTTCGCCAGCTTCCCAGGCTTCTTTCATCGACCGCTTCGTGGCGGTGATGTCAGTCTCTGCCCGGTTCTTGGCTTGGTTAACAGCAAACTGCTCATTGCTGCCCGCAAGCTGACGATACTTCTTATTCTCATCTGCCAGCATGTTGGCAAGACGAAGGGCTTCGTCCCGTTCTTTGGCGGCAGCTTCTTTAGCGCGGCGCTCGGAATGCGTCTTAAAGGATAGCTCCTTAATCCGCTTCTTTACATCGTCACTATAGCGAGAAATTTCTGAATCGGCGACTGTGATGTCGTCGTCGTTGGCGGTGATTTCTGGCGCAAGCGGCCTGCCACGGTCAGCCTCTGGAGTGTCGTCAACAATCTCGATTTCAAACTCAAGATCGTCATCGCCCTTTTCCTTATCGGTCATGCGCGAACAACTCCACGGGGGTCTTCAACCACAGCCTCAACGGTGTCGTCATTGATCAGCCGGAACTCCCGACCGTGAATCTTGACGCGAGTGCCGCTGTAAGCGCGAAACACAACCCAATCTCCAATTTTGCACCAGGGGCCAGTGGGGAACTTCTTCTTATCCCCGTAAGCCATGGGGCCAGCCTTTAGAACAAAACCAACAATCGTTGCAAGGGTTTCGTTATTACGAACTTGCTCGGGCAGATAAATACCGCCGTCAGTTTTTTCTTCAAGCTCAGGAAGAGCAATCAACAACTTAAAACCAGACGGATAAGGAAGCTGTGTTGCTCCCCGCTCTTCCCCTTCCGGCATTTTAATATCGACGTTCAGCATGTTAGTCCTTCGGCACACTGTTAGGGTCGTGTGATACCCAGCACCCACTATGGGCGATTAGTCTTCCTCGCTCAGCTTCTCGGCTAGATCGAGTAATTCTCTTTCGGCTTTTGCCAGACCCTCAATTATACCAGCGTGGTACTTATAGTCGGCCCAATCCGACGCGCCGCCACCAGCAATGTGGTCGGCGTGTTCATTCATGATATCGCGGAACTTCTTACGCAGATACTCAAACGAATTATCGGTAACGGGTTTCATCAACGGCCCTTCAGAATATCTGCGCTAGTTCTCATAGCCTCAAGTCTAATCTTTGCATTGCTAATGTCAAGGTCTTGGTCATTAACTTGTTTTTGCGCGGCAGCTTTAATGCCAGCATTAACACCAGCGATACGTTCTTGAGATGCAATGCGCTGCATCTCAATTTGCTGCTGCTGCTGGCGCAGTTGAACGTCAGCCTGATCTTTGGCCTGTTTGCGTTGAACTTCGGCCTGCTTATTCTTCATGTCCATCATCTGCGCCTGGACAACAGGGTCTTGCATTTGCTGCTGGTTCTGTTGCTGCTGGGCTTCTGCTTGGTCTTTCTGAAGCAGGCGCTCGGCAGCGTCAGCAATCAGCTTCGAGAGAGACACCTCGATGTCTTCAGGCAGATGCTCATCAGGCGGCGGAAGCTCAACGCCAAGTTGCTTTTCAATTTCCTTGCGGTACTGGAAGCCAATGTGTTCAGCAATATGAGCCATGGCGGCGGCCTGCATTGGCCCAGCCTGGGGGGATTGCCCAACAAGCTGCATGATCTTCGGGTCTTGCATGGCCGACATGTGTACTTTGATGTGGGCTTCGTGGTCCTGATACAAGAACGCCTTGACAGGCTTGCCTGAAAGAAGCGCCATGTTCTCAGACACGGGGTCGAGCGGCTTCTTGTCTTTCTCAGACGGGATGATCTTGCCTGGGTCTTGAATGCCCAGCACAACCAGCATTTGCCGGTGAAGCTCGGGCAGATCATACATCTGCGGAGCCTGGGACGCCAACTGAAGCGCTGCTTGATATTGTACCACACGCTGCGACAGAGAAGCCGCGTTCGGGTCAGTGACCGGAATAACATCAATCCGACCATCATAGTCTTCAGTCCGAGTTGCCCCAGGATCAGTCTCGTAGTCGTAGTCGCCCTGCATATGCGTTTCGATGATATCAACCAGAAGGTTGAGTTCCTTCTTCATGGACGCATGAAGCCGGGCCTGCACCGCAGACATGACCTTCATTGCCCTCTCCATGAGGGCTAGGGTGGTTCCCACCGGAGCCTGCTGGTTGGCATCGCCAATCTGGAGGTCGGCAATAGAAGCGAACCTACGGCCCTCCTCGACTAGGTTGCCCAGCAAAGATGCGAGAACCTGAGACGGCTCTTTGTAGGGCAGGAACGTAATAGAATCCCGAATGGCTCCTGAAGGAACATCCACATCCCGAAACTCGCCCGGCATCAGCGGCGTGCTGTCGCCCTTGATACGCAAGCCACGGGCTTTAAGGCCCGCAGGAAGGTTTGATAGGGTGCCCGCATCAACAAGCTGGCGTAGGATAGACGTGGCTGATTTGGCGATACCACCAACGAGGTGGATCAAGCCAAATGAATAGAAACCAAATCCTGGGATATAATCATACTGGACGAAGTGCTGGCGCTTTAGCTTTAGTTCATCGTCTTCCCGCCAGTTGCGGTAGATGGAGAGAATCTTGCCGGTGGATTTTTCAACCGTGACAACATACGGCAAAGCAATTCCGGTTGGTTCCCCGTCCTTGCTCAAATCCTCATACCCAGGCAAATCCAGGTCAACGTGCATCTCAAGAAGGACATGGCGGTCATCTGTATCCGTTAGCTCTTCGCCAGAGAGTTTGTCTTTGATTCTCTGGATTTCGTTGCGGTCAGGCACGGGAGAGGAAAGATCAACGTCGCGGTAGAAGCCCACGACTTGCAGCTTGCGGATTTCGTTGGGGTGCTTTCGCATGATCTGCGTGTAGCGATTGGCAGTCTGAAGATCAGACGCACCGTAAGAAACAACGAAATCTTCAGCCGGGACATAAATGGCGGCAGGCCGACCTAATGTTGGGTCATAATATACTTTCTTGAACGCCGCGCCCGACAGGGGCAAAGCGAACAAGAGGCGTTCATGCTCGCCACGATATTCAGACATCTTCTCAGTCAGGAAGTAGTTTAGGTCGTCCTTGACGCGCAGTGCCTGACGCTCACGTTCGGGCGACGTGCGGCCAACAATCTTGGTCCTAACAGGACCGCCTGCCGGGAACGTCTCCATGATAGCCTGCGACTGGAACCTCACAGCGGCTTCTGAGAGGATGGGATGGAACACACCACATGCCCCAGGCCAGGGGCTTGAGCGGTCTTCTATCTTCAATCCAAGGAGGTCTAAGCCTTTCTTGTAGGTCTGCTCCCAGTCATTGCGGGAACTGTTGTCAGACTCAAAATCATCCAGCAGATCACGGCCAAGGCTGCCTAGCTCACGCTCATCCATGTGTTCAGCAAGATTAGCATCGAAGTCCGGCTCCATCATCTCAGAGAGTTCAGGGCCTAGGATGACAATGGCACCGCCGTCTTCGGTGGCAAACGAGACTGCATCTGGATTAACAATCTCAATCTCCAGGCCAGGGCCAGTAGATTCGCCAATTCCGCTAAGAGCTTTATCAATAGCCACTGTCTAGCCTTTCAATAATAATCTGCGCGGTGGCGAACGACTTTTTCGTCCTCATCATAATCAGATGGTAGCCGAATAAATCCACCTTGCCTATACCGCATCAGAGCCATGATCACTGTATCAACATAGTCGTCATGTGCGCCATTAGGGAATGAAGCGCATTCTTCAATAACTTCATCAGCCCAACGAGTTTCAGGACACCAGACCATTCCCGAGGCAAACATATCCGTTATACTGTTTGCCCGCACAATCTTATCGCCTGAAGCCCGCGTTGGCGTGAACTCAGATACTGGGATATCCATTTGCCTCAACTCATGAACCAATGGCAAGCCTGAAGCTTTGCCCTCGATCAAGAACGTGTCGGGTTGCCATTCATCGTATAGTTCCTTTGCCCTAGCTTTCAGCGCGGGGAACTCCATGCGTTCTTTGAAAGCATCAAGCAGGATGATGTTGCTCTGGGTGTTGCCGCTATCATCTTCCTTGTCAAACACGCCCCAAACATTGAACGCACTATAGTCAGAGCGGTTGTTCTTTGTGAATGCAGTGTCAGCGGTTATTATAACGTATTCATAATTGGGTGGGCTGGTCTTCTCCCAGCGCCTCCACCATTCACGCTTAAGGATTGCCCCTTCTTCATTCGTGGGCTGCTGCTGGTACTGGGCATTCCATTT